GAAAAGACTCAGCATCTTCTTCACTTATTGGGTCTGCCCCGGGCACTCCGTCTAAGATTATTTCGTTTACTTCTTCAGCTTTCGCTGCTTTCTTCTTTCTTGCCATACTTAACCTCCTATTTGGACATTGGCTTCATTGCTGCGGCAGCTAATTTAGCAGCTGCGGCAGTGTCACTTTGGTTCTTACGCATATCATTAGTTAAAGATGATAAACGCTCACGTAAACCAAGTTCTTCACGTTTTGTTTGTAGTTTACTTTGTAATTCAGCAATTTTCAATTGTGGGTCCATTTGTGCCCCTTCAGCTTTTGCCATATTAAGTTGAGTTTCTGACTGAAGTCTAGCAACTTCTGCTTCCAGTTTTGCCACTTCAAGTTGTGCACTTTGAATTTGAGCTTGTTGTTGGAACTGAAGTAGTTCTGCTTGTTCAGGTGTAGGTGGTTCCATACCTTGCATTTGTCTAATACGTTGTGCAATGTCTGCTTTTCTTGCTAGGTGTGAATACTCAACAATTAAGTCATCTGGAATTGGAACACCAGCTCTTCGAAGTTCAATAGCTTCAGCAAACTGAACTTCATCAAAACTATCTCTTGCCGGCATAGTGTCAACTACTACATCGTATTCGCCTATGGTTAAGTCATTAACAATTCTACCTTCTGGTGTCATTTGGTTTACAACTAAAGGTAAGCTTGGTTTATACGGATCAGACTCATCCGTTATTTGTACAATTCTTTCTTCGGTGTAGTACTGTTGTACAAGTTCTAATACTTTTTCTGCTAAATACTGTCTAGTTTTTGCTAAGTTATCTAAAGGAACTTGAATCATCAAGATGCCTCTATTCTGCTTAGCTTGAATTGCAATACCAGAAACTTCTGGTGAATCGGTCCCTAACATAGCGTCAGAAACACCGCTTATTTGTTTTATGTTAGCAGCGGCTTTTTGTCCTATACGATCAAGGCCGGTGGGAATCTGGTTAGGGGGGATTTTCCCAGGGGGAGTGGAACCTCGATTGTATTCGAGAACTAAACCAGTTTCCGCACCATGCTCTTCTAAATCATCTGCCGTCATACCAGATAAAGAACCTGACTCTACAATCCAACCTGAGTTAGCTGTAGTGTTAACAATGTGTAACTCTTGCGATGAAATTTTATTTAATTGTTCTTGTGGTGATAATAAGTTTCTTACCATACCGAACGGTTTACCTCTTCTGAAGTAAGGAAAGTAAGGCACTAAGGTAAAATGTTTGTAAGGGGACCAATCATCAAAAAGCACTACTGTGTCAGCTGTTACTGTCCAACGTACCTTTCGGACTTTTTTAGTTACTATATGTAGGCCAAAGTCATCGGCAAAAGATTCTCTTTTCTTTTTACCCCAATCGTAAGGGACTTCTCTTTCATCACCTGTTACTGGGTCAACATAAAACATACACTCTTTTAATCTGTAGTATTGTCTTTCTACTACTCGAATTGACCTAACTTCTCGAGCTTCATCTGGGTTCTGTGGATAATCACTAGCATACTCACCAGAATAGGTATCACCATAACGCTCTTCTTCATATTCAATAGAATCTGAACCTAGTGTGGACCCAACTTCCGCAATAGTTCTTAATTTATCTGCTTTGTTTTGCCCATACTGTTCTTCAATCTGATTGATACTCATCCATTTGGTTTCAAAGATTTCATTCCAACTTCTTGGGTCATATTCTTTTGCATCTGGGTCAATAAGAATATCGAGCGGGTCTTTTGGAGTAATGCGAATTTCGCCCATAATGTTGTCAGAAAAATCAACACGGACATCGAACCAACCTCTATCTTGAATTAAACCATCTGAGAAAACTTGGGATTCAACCCATTCAAGTTTATTGTTGTCTGAAATTTGTAAATATAATTTAGTTAGAACGTCAGCAACTTCTTGCATGCCACGGCCACGTGGTTTGAATTTAACACTAGCTCTTCGAGTACTTTGTTCACCAATAACCGTATTGATGGTTGGTAAAATAGTATTGATTGTTAAAGCAGGTCGACCTTGGTCATCTAAGGCTGCAACGTCGGCCGCGTCCCACTGTTCTCCCCTATAGTAGGCATCGCATTGTTTTGCGATATCTATGTAATCGGTATGCCCATTATCTCGAGCTCGAGTGTAAGCATCCCATTGTGATTTAGCCAGAGCTGCCTCTTCAGCAGCATTCATATTCTTTTTTGGTTTTTTATGTATAGCCATTAAGCACTCATCGAAGATTTACGCTTCGTTCCTTTCGTTAAATATTTTAGCCTATCTCTCCAAGAAGGTATATGCTCAGGTGCTTCATAGAATGTACTAAATTCTGTCATCATCAATCCAATCCAAGCTAACGCGTCAACTTGGTCATCGTGAGTCCCATTTGGAAAGCGTAATAATTCCGCAACTAGAGGGCCAGTCCAGACTGCGTCTTTTGGCAAGTATACCATACCTTGTTGCATTCTACCCTGGATCGCACGAGCTCTTGCTTCTTTATCACGTCTTCCTACTTTTAAATCTTTAAAATAGGCCTCGTTTAATCTTCGTTCTCTCGTTCTTTTTTCTAAGAAGGGCCCTAGTGCCATTTCAATATGACCTTTCTCAATTCCTACTATACCAGGTCGCCATTGTTCATACAAATCTAAAATGCGTTCTACTAATTCAAAACCATCGTACTTACCCCGAACAACATCGACCACGAACAACTGATCGTACTCATCGACCCCCACAACAATGCCAACAGAATAGTCGTTACGGTCGCGTTGACCAATAGCCAAGTCCCACGCACAGTAGTACCGAAGTTTGTCATAATCAACTTCACCTTCTTCGTAATAACGCACCATGTCCCGGGAAAAATAATCCCCTTCATCGGACACTGGGTTTTGTTGATACAGCGCCGTCCAGTCGCGCGGCCCAATGGCTTTTCTTATTTGATCAAGTGCTGATAAGTCATAGCGTTCTTCATGCAAAGGGTCGCCTTCTTGTCTAAACTCTTCATCGTGTTCGGCAATAGCTGGATACTTTACAACTTCCCACTGATCGGCACCTTCTTCAGCAAACCGCAACAATCTACCAGCCAAATCGTCATCGTGCCATCTAGTTAAAATTACCAACACACCACCTCCCGGGGCTAAACGTGTATAAGCAGTTGAAGTGTACCAATCCCAAGTCGCATCTCTATTGTTATCGGACTCAGCATCCTCTCGGTTTTTGATCGGGTCATCTATTAATAAAACGTGGGCACCTTTACCAGTAATACCACCACCAACACCAGCGGCTACATAACCACCACCTTGGTTCGTGTTCCATGATTCTACGGACTGAGAATCCTTATCTAGTCTAGTTTTTTCAAAAATATTTTTATATACTGGCTCCCTTAAAACCTGACGAACTTTTCTCGAAAAATTCATAGCTAAACTTCCTGAATAGGAACAGCTAATAAATTCGTGATGTGGGTGTCGACCAAGATGCCAGGCAGGGAAGGCCACACTAGCTAAAGTAGATTTACCGTGACGCGGCGGCATAAAGAGCATCAATCTTGGTGACTCTTTATTGGCGACTTGTTCTGAAAATTTTTCTAGCCTTTGACAGATGTCTTTGTGGACCCAACCAGCTAAGTAGTCAGGATTGGTACGTTCAACAAATGGTAAAAGACGCTTTCGACATAAAATACGTTTGGCTAATTCTCGCTCTGCTCTTTTTTGTGCGGATATCTGCTTTTTGCTTTCCGAACTTTCCTGAGTTTGAGCCTGGGGTTCGGCCAACTTTTCTACATCGTCTGCTCGACAGTGGACACAAATTCCTTCCTTAAGAATTAAAGTTTCAGGGAAAAGGCCTTTGCACTTTTCGCACTCAATCTTTTTTATGTCCATTCGGCTCTAAATATTTAACATCGGAGCCGGCAAGTTTTAAGAGCTCGGCATCGGATAGTTTTTCTAACTGTTCAACTTTTTCAACATTGATATTTATTTGCGTTGCACTATCTGGCATAAATAGACCGTGGAGCTTGCACAACGAATCGACAACATTTTTTTCTTCAGTTGCATTCGCAGATTTTCTATGAGCTTCCAAATACATATTGGTTGCGGTCTGACGATCGAACTTAGTTTCTTCAACCAATTGACCACGCAAATACTGCAAAGCGTTTTGCATTTTTGGTTTCTTAAACAACTGATAAACGTGATCTTGGTCGCGATAGCCTGCTGCTCGACCGGCGGCCGCTTTACTTAGACCACGAAGATGGAATAAAAGTAGACGCTCTTCTTGTACTGACAGCTCACCCAAGTGAACTCCGGCATAAGGGAAGTGAGAACGCATCTCCTCTCTTTCCTCTTCTGTTATGTTATTGACATCTTCGTTTTCTTTTAGTAAGGCCATAAAATTGAATTATATTAGATTTTATCTTTGTTTGTCACTATGTTGCGGCACCACCAGTACAAGTCGTCCTCGGTCATAGTGTGTTTAATAAGGTTCGCGCGGTGGCAAACCAGTTGAACGTTGTCCTTGGTATACGGTCCGCTGCCGTCTACACGGTCAATGGTCGCGTTTAGTTCTTGGTGTCCATCACCTTTTTTATGTGTCATCAATACTCCTGATAAAGCGCATACTGCTTCTTGGTCGTCCCATACTTCGCAGAGCTCTTCCCAAGTTAAGTCCCACTCCACTCCTTCTTTAACTCTTTTCGATTTAAGTTGTTGAATAACAATTTTTAAATAGTTATAGGGAGTTGAAGATCGGACTTTATTTCTTTGTTCATAGTAACACTTTCTGCAAACTTTTCGGCGATAAAGACCGTACTTTTTTTTGAAGAACTCAAAGTGGTCCTCTTTCAATTCCTTTCGACACTCTTTGCAGAGGTGTTTTTCCATGAAAAAATATTACAAAAATTTTTTTGAAAAAGCGAATTCTATATTCCGTTGTCATCTTCTCCCCCCCTGCCAGCACAGACCCCCTTCCCCCTTTTCGACATCTGTAATTCACAGTTCAGGTTTCATCGTTTGGAACCTTGTATTGGTTTTTTCTCTTTTCTTTTTTCGTTCAAACGCCACTCGGGCTTAGTTGTCCGTGGATATCACGCCATGTTCCATGGCGCGCTATTGTGGTGTATCAAGTGTAAGTAATGGGTGTTACTTATGTTATTTAATCTATATAAAGAGGTAAATATTATGAAAGATTTATTTTATAAAATAGGTGAGGGTATTGCTCTTACCAAGCATGTTAGTAAGAAGGCTTATGATTCTGTAAAGAGTGTAGGTCCGAGTTTAGTCGAGGGAAGTAAGAATGCTCTGAATGAAGTAGCTGTTGGTTACCATGGTAAAGAGATTGATCTCTTACTTAAGAAAGATACTAGGTCCAAGAACCCCGTGCAAATGGAGATGGACTTATGACTAGAATGCGATTCTTCTCTAACGTAATCTTACTAGTGGTCTTCTCGGGATCACTAGTACTTTTCGCTTTACTTACTCATGACATCCTCAACTACGTAGGTCAACAGTCTATACTTGAACTGTTTATCTGGTTCACAATGGGGCTTGTTTCTTTTATCTGTGGCAAAGCCATTTTGTTATACAACCCGGAGGAATAAATGTTAGACATTTTTCTTGGACTACTCTGTGTATGGGTAGCGTTACTTATCATCAGCACATTCGTTAGCTGGTACATGCTCTATAAATTCTTCTTTACTCTTCCAAAAGAGTAACCTCGTAGGGGGGCTTCGGTCCCCCATTCTTTTTTTTATTACTATCATCGTGCGTGTGCTACTACTATCATCACGAAGTGATGTGGATGTGCGTTGTGCTGTGCTGAAAAAATGTTACAGATGTTACACGTCATAAGCCCATGTGTAACACTACTTCTGTAACATGCTTTTGCGCAGCCAACAAAAGGGTTTGGGATGTCTTGCACGTCAAAATGTTACAAAGTTACAGGTTTTCAAAACTTGAGTTGTACAAAGTCGACCGTTGTTCGTTGTTCTGCCTACGAAGTTCGTTTTTATCTGTAACATGTAACAGAATTCCCCCAAGCCTTTATCCATGCACCTTTCCGATGTTACACTTGTGATTTTTTAGCTGTAACAGCTGTAACATATCGGCTGAAAGCCGCATTCTTTCGTTAAAATGTTACAGCTGGATAACTGTTATCGTCCCGATTAACAGTTATTTTGGTGTTAATTGTGTAATTAATGGAGTAGTTATGTTTATTAAAAATAAGTATAAAGATAAAAGAGAAGAAAATGATGTATATATTGGTAGGGGTTCGAAGTGGGGCAACCCGTTTCGCATCGGTGCCCATGGTTCGCGTGCCGAGGTTATTGCTAAATATGAAGAGTATTTATTATCCTCGCCCCATCTTCTCACCGCTCTACCTGAGTTGAGAGGTAAGAATTTAGTTTGTTTTTGTGCACCATTACCCTGCCATGGTGATGTGTTAAAGAAATATGTAAATAAGGAAGAAGTATGAATATATGGTATGGAACGAATGAAAACGCTTGGTTAAGTAATTTAGCCGAGCGTAGATTTAAGGACCGTCTTGGTAGAGAGTACGTAAGCGTTGAGCACGCTTACCAATCCTGGAAAAGCGGTGCCTTTGATGAACGAACTTATCGTAAGCCTTGGTCGGCTGGAACTAAGTTTGTTGGTAAACCTGCTAAGAAAGATAATAACTGGAATCTAACTTTAATGCAGAAACTGGTTTTATCTTCTTTTAAGCAGAATCCTGAGTTATGGCAAGCTCTCTGCGCTACCGCTGGAGAGTTTACCCATAACCAAGATAAAGGAATTTGGAAGCGTGAGTTTCCTAGAATTCTTAGAGATGTTTATCGTCTCGGACTAAGTAGCCAGTAACCTCCGGTTGCTGGCTATTTTAGTGTCAGATATGTATCTAGTTCGGGTGAGCTAGGTCATCAAATACATTACAAGGAGTAATTAATATGTATTCATTATATATCTTAAAAAACGGTGCCGAAGGCAAAAAGAGAAGCAGAGAGATTGGTATTGCAACTACCAACAAAGATGAGAGTCTAACTTTGCATTTCGATGTACCAGTGCCAACTGACGCACAAGGTGAGCCAGTAAAAGTTTTCCTCAGAGCTATTGAGAGAAAACAAGAAGCTGCGTAACATCAACAACCGAGTGAGTAGACGCGTGCGTCGAAAGCTCGGTGTATTTTAATAGGGAGAATTATGGAAATTTTATTTGCATTTATTCTTGGGTTTGTACTTGGTTTTGGTCTTTTAGCAAGTTCTCTTGACCATGCTGCCCAAGAATTAACTAAAGCTCAATGGCGAGATTTACAACATCAAGTCAAACATACGGAGTAGCGCTCCGTCAGTGGTCTCCCCCGACCCAGTAACTTTGCAGGGGCGCCGTACTAGTCGGTGGCAGTGGTGAGCTGAGGACTCTCACCAGACCCAGACGATTTTTGTCTGGGTTTTTTTATGTCACAGTGACACTCGTGCTACTGTGCTTTTAATGTGCATGAGCGAGTAAGGGCTCCGCCCTCACCCGATTGTGGTGTACTTAATGTATGTAATTCATTTATTTATATAAGGAGGTTTATATGAATGAAATACCTGTAAATTACGAAATCCTTAAACTTGCAGAGCAAGCTGAACTTGATATGCAAGCTGAAACTAGTGTTAATTTAGCTACTACAACAGGAGGTTCAAATGGCTAAACCAAAAACTTCAGACATCTTTGATGTCGAACGCGAGGAACTTGTCCCAGCAGTCGAGACTACTGACGACATGTACAATGACGATACTATGGGCGATCCAGAGGGTGCAGAAGAACGTGCTCGACCAGACGCCATACAATTACCAGACTATTTCTTCAAGAAATATGCACTGGATGTCGATGGTAAACCAACCTTCAATGCCCTGCGCGTTGATGGCATCATGCAAGTCTTTGAAGACAAGAAAGATACACCTGTTACTTTTGCAGGCGATAATGCCGACAAAGAGCAAGCGTATTATGAGAATCAAGTCGATACGATTGTACAAGGCTTACTTGTCATGTGTGAGACTGATCCACAATCTACTGGTATTAGTTTCTTGCAACTCAACACCAGAACATGGGCTGAGTTCGCTTCTATTGCGTACGAGTACAAAGAAGAAGCTGAGCAAGCTAATCCCAATGAAGAGTTACCAACATGGCTCATTGAACGTGAAGAACGTATGATTGGTCTTGGACGTAAAGCTCGTATGCTTCGTGATGTCGTAGCTAAAGTTGACAACAGATTTGGTCTGAACAAGACTGCGTTGGAAACTAAGCGCGTCAGAACGGAAGTGGAGAGGAGGCTGCAGCGTTTGGCTGATTGGAACTACACCAATGTAGTTGATCAGTCACTCAAAGTAGCAATTGACATGAATGTGAAGTCGAAAGACCACACGAAGTCAATTTTTGATCTAGCATAAAATATTCTCCCTTTAAAATATTAGCTAGATCGCGTCATCTTGGGGACGTACTAAAGCTCAAGGCGGTGGTTACGAAAAGCCCGCGCTCGGATGAAAAGCCGAGCATTTTCCCTTTTTAGACAAGGAGGTGTGCTATGGGAATGGATGTATATGGTGAGAATCCACACATTGTTGGTGAAGAACCAGTAATGCCTAACTTTGACAAAATTACTGAAGAAGAAAAACAAGAGTATTTCGACGCAGTAGCAAAATTTGAAGCCGATAACCCAGGACATTATTTTAGAAACAATGTCTGGTGGTGGCGTCCTTTATGGGATTATGTGTGCCATACTTGCGATGAGTTCTTATCTCAAGAAGACAAAGACGCAGGACACAGTAACTCTGGTTATTTGTATGACAAAGAACTAGCTGATAAGATTGCTAATAGGCTAAATATTGATCTTATGACAGGTGCAACAAAAGCTTATGAAGTTAACTACAAAGCTCATCTCGAGCAACTTGACTTAGTTGAGTGTATCCACTGCGATGGTACAGGAGTTCGTGATGACAAGTATGTTCAAGGTACTTGCAATGGTTGCAGTGGTAAAGGTAAGCACAAAGACTATCGTACCAGTTACCCATTCGAAGTTGAGAATGTGGTTGATTTTCAAAAGTTTGTTCAAGCCAGTGGAGGCTTCAGAGTATGTTAACTGGACTAACTATAATCGTATCTACTCAAGAATACGATGTTCAAGATTCAGATGTTACACATTTATCTGATGAGGCAGTTGCTTACAAAACTGATTTTCTTCCGTGTCATGATGATTTGCCTGAGATACAGTACGTCATGACACAGCTACATAATATTATGGAAGCTTACAAAGAAGACAAACAGATTGATGAGCAACCTGTTTATGTTGGTATGTGGTTTTCTGATAAACCTGAATACGAAGTTAGTTTCACACCAGAATTGAGGGTAGTTAAAT